GGTAGTATTGCCCGTATTGTTCCATACTTTGCGCTAACGCTTTTACCTGCCCCTCCGGATGAACATTCGGGTTGCCCGGGAACTCCTTCAACTGCGATAACAAAACTCTTTTTTTCTCTAACTTTCTACTTTTCATATCACAAATTATTAATAAAACACTGTGCACTACTAAACCATTTGGCTGCTTCTTGAACTATAGTCTTATCGACTTTCCAATAATAGTTCCAACCTTCATCTGTACCAGAACATTGCATCGGCCATACTCCGGTACTCTTTATCCACCCGTCCGGCAAATCATATACCGGTGGTATTTCCCTGTTCATGAAATAATGTATTACCGCCATCACCTGCTCATGTGACCAGTCAGCCAACGGAGAATAGCGGGTAACTCCATTGCGATCTGTATAAATATTGGTTCCTCTACCGACGTAATTCCCGTCCAACACCCTCCGTCCAAGCAGAACCATATCTAAATTGTGACGTTTGACGAACCAATGCTGCGCTGAATGATGCAGTAACTTATACCATTTCGCCAAGATAGAGGAGCTATACGGAAACAGCATGTCCGGATGATCGGCTAACCACTTCATACCAATATTGACATCGTATATTTCCAGACCTTTAGGCTTGAACCGTTCAACCCATTCCATGAACATACGTAACTCCAACGCCCTTGATGTCCCCATGACACAGCGATATATTCCGGCCCGTTCACACACATACTGTAAAGCGATGCTATCTTTACCGCCAGACCAGGCGTAACCGACCCGTTTCCCACCTGTCTGCTTTTTAATCTGTGAAACGGTTGCTGATACTAAAGAATCTGCCTCTTCTCTGGAAACTATCGTTTCAATCCGTTTCCATGCTTGGACAAACTCTACATTATTAGCTGTCTGTTTTCTACCTATCATCATATCAGTTAAATTGTAGGGCTGTTGAAACACTTATAGAATTTGTCCCCTCATCGTATTTCAGTTGTAGCCAATTATACTGTGTTACCTTGAACCGGATATTTGCCACAAATCCCGGTAACGCACGCATGGAATATCCGGCATTGAAAACGAAGCGTCCATAATCCAGACCTCCAAGTACCTGCAATCGATCACCACTCAGGAACTTCCGACCGTTATATAGATTATCCCATGTCGCATCCACCATAAACCCGGCAGGGAGTTTTATTGTGCCGGACAATGTTTCGGAGAATATCTTTGCTTTCGTATTGTACGTGGACCGGGCCAGAAGGTAAACCCGCTGCCGATAGTTTACATTCAACCAGGCGCCCAAAGACACCGCTTCGGTATTCATGTTGTATTGAATGACCGGAGTAACAGAGAACCACTTGGCAACATCTGCCCGATAACCGACAAAAGGAGTAACGGTAGAACCGTTACCCTCCAAAGATGTAGTGACCGGCATAAATATCCGGAACTTGGTCGGTTGAGTAATACCGTCGTAAACCTGTGCTTTAGCTGCCAATGATACGGTAACCAATACGAGCATGATAAACAGCTTTCTCATAATCCTAACTCCTTTCTGTACTGCTCATGTAGCTCTTTTGCATTCTCCAACTTCGGACATTCCTTCTTGCAATAAGCACACGTAAGGTCCGTA